TTCTCCCACCACTGACCTGACTTAGCGTGTGCCATGCGTCCATCACTGAGGTTAGACAGACTGATCATAGCTGAACGGCGTACACCACCCACTACCACAACCTCACCAATCTTGCACATGATGTCGTGACACTCAATGCTGGTAAGCTTACGTCCTGCTGCTGCCTTGAACTTGTCTACCACAAAGTTAAACAAGTCATTCAATGGCTCTGGTCCACTGGCTCTACCACCAAAGGTCTTGAGCCTCGCACCTGCTGGACGAATAGCAGACAAGTCCCACTTAGGGATGTCACCTGAGTACAGGTGTGACAGTAGCTTATGCAATGCCCTAGCCCAGCCTTCCTTACTGTCCTTGACTGCAATGATGTCATCACTAATTTCTAGTGCATCAGGTACATCAGGTAACTTGGCAATAGACTGACGTTCTACGCTGAAACCTACACCAGTGCCACACAGTAGAATGAACATAGCCTCATCAAAGGCACGGATGTGGTCTACTGGCAGGTAGCTACAGTTGTAGATGCAGGTGTTGTCACGATCTGCTGCTACCCCTGCTGTCATCAAGGCTCTCATGCTAGGCATGACTTCAAGGTTGATGATAGCTTCTTCGATTTCCTCTAAGTCTTTAGGGGGTAGACCAGTGGTAGCAATGTAGTTGATGTATCGCTGTACTGTCTCAGGCCAAGTCTCTCGCCTGTTCTCATCCTCAAGCCATCGTGCATACCGACTAGTAGCAATGAAAGTCTGGTAGTCTGTTGGTAGGTAGTTGCTTCTCATCGGTTGTCACCCTCTCCGTGTAGTGTATTATTCTGTTGTCGTTTCTTTAGTTTCTCTACGTTCATCTCTGCAATAGTCTGTAGTGACAGGCCACAGTCATGGGCTAGTGCTGCTAACATCCACAGTACATCACCCATCTCTGTTGCAATAGCTTGCTTTTGATCCTGCATTGGTATCTCATCACGCATCATCTTAGCAATCTTACCTGCTACCTCACCTGCTTCCTCAGCTAAACCAAGGGCAGGATAGGATACAGCATATGTCTTAGGATATACTGCTGTCTTCAACGCACCAATCTGGTACTCATAAAAGTTCATCATTCCTCACCTACCTCGTTACCATCACTTTTGACTGCATACACATTGTCTACGTAGTTAAACCCTGCACCCTGTAGGAAGGACTTGAAATGATAGAGGTGGTCAGTTAAGTCACCCTCAGTTAAGAACATCTGTTGTGTTGATGTTGTCATCTTACCATCATCATCGTAAGTCTCTACCTTGTACGTTACAATGTCTGGATGTATCTCAATACTCATTACCAATTTACTCCCTTTGTTTTCTTTAGTAGATCAATCATCTTGTTAAGATACCACACTGCCTTCTCTGCATCCTGAATAGGGTTGCCCTTCTTGAATAGGCGTGAGCCTGTATACTTGATGACATTGCCATGGCAGTAGCTGATAGCTTCGTACTCACCTAGTACGTCCACGATGTAGTCAATGGTTTCAATGCCACTATCTGCGTAGTGGGCAGGGCTGTTTACCATGTCAAACTCTGCTTGTGCTTTCATGTAAGCTTCGTGTCGTTGCTGGGATGCCATAACTTTACCTCTCCTGTGTCTGTGTCATACTCACCGTTACGTAGGATACGTGCTAGTCGTGCGTTCTCTAGTGCTACTTCTTCAGATAGACCTTTAGCCTTAAACGCATCAACCACCTTATCCCATCCACAACCATTAGACAAAAGTTTATTAGCAGTCTTGGGACCAATAGTTGGACAGCCGCTATAGTTATCTGTACTGTCACCAACCAGAGTTTGGTAAGCGAAATTGTAGTTAGCTTCTTCTTCAGTGATTGTAACAACCTCACCATTAAGCCAGTGCTTTGCTGGCACAGTGAGTAGGTCTTTATCTTCAGACCATATAATAGTATCTGCGTTCGCAGTACCAAGTATCCCAAGGACATCATCAGCTTCTAATCCCTTATATATAATTGTGTTGTACTTACCCATGATGTATTCCCTAGCGTAAGGTAACAGCATAGGCTTACGAGTTTTCTTTCGGTTAGCTTTGTAGTAAGGTGCAACCTTCTTGCGATAGTTATCACTATCTGACAAAGCAACGATGCAGTCCTGCACTGGTGCTTCATCTGTAAGCTTGGTGATCTGATCAGAGATGCGTATGGCTACGTCATCTTCAAAGCAATGCAATGTCCAGTGACCATCACCCCAATTCACTGGTGTCTCAGCAGACATAGCTGCCTTGTAAGCAATGATGTCACCATCAATAAGCAGTAGGGTCATCGTTAATCTCCTCATCTTTCTCAGACTTTCGTAGTATACGCAGCCCTGTCTGTACTTGAATGTAGTCTAAGTATGCCTCAACAATCCACTTAACACTGAGACAAATACTAACACTCATAAACGAACAGGTTAGTATTAGCTTCCAAATGAAATCAAAGTCCATTTAACTTCTCCTCTACCTGCACTAGTACCTGTCTTGCCTGTGCTTTCTTTAGCTTGAACCATTCGTTCCTGCGATCACTAGCCATGCCCTCTGCTATCTGATGTGCGATAGCCTCAGCCTTACGTCTGTCGTTAGTGCTGATAGTGGCTACTACCTCGTAGTCACGGAAGGGGCTGCTTGTCTGGTAGCCGTTGCACCTATCGTCAGCATCAACAGCCATACCAATCTTAACCCACTTAGGCCACGCTGGATTGGTAATGATGTAGACCATGCCCTCAGTACTACGTTCATAGTTCTCAAGACTAGAGAAGGCTGCATCATTGAAAGATTTATAACGTCCTGCTTTGTGTAATGGATGTTTCTTAGAAATTTCTTTACCATTCACATACATTCTGTTGGCATCACGCTTTCTAACTGCTTCTGGATTATCCTTATAGAAGAAAGGTCTGCCTGTCTTTGGGTTAATGCGTGTCTGACCAGTTGCGTCCGTACTTGTACTCACTGTCGAGTCTGCATCTGAATCCGTAGTGGTGTTCGACATCTCGCATACACTGTTGAATAAGTCTTCCTGTCTCATCTTCTTGACCTTCCTTTACTACTAGTTGAACTTCATCATGTACAAACGCTACGATAGTAGCATCTAGTCCTGCCTTCTTGATAGCATCAGCTATGAATACGTACCAAGTCTTACATAAGATTGCACCACAACCTTGAAGCAAACTGTTGAGTGCTGCGTGGCTGTGTCGGATAGGTGTGTGCCTACCATCTAGTCCCTTGATGTAACCACGATCATCTGCTGCTTGGGATACTGCATCCTTCAGCTTCTTGAGTGCAGGTAGCTGGCTAAGAAACTTCTTCTTAATACGCTTACCTTCCTTCGCACCTTTGCCTATGATCTTACCAATCTTCTCATCACCTGCACCATACAAGAATCCATAGATGAATGTCTTGGCATTGGAACGTGTGGGAAGACCAGCAGCTTCTTGGTTAGTGGTATGTACGTCACCGTCTAACACTACGTTAGCATAGTTACCGTCATCATACCTAGCCATATAGTGTGCTAGGCAGCGTAGTTCCAAACCTGATGCGTCAGCACCTAACAGGCTGTAGCCCTTGGGTGCAACGAATAAGGAACGACACTCCTTGCCGTAGGCTGCACCAACGCTGGGTACTTGCCCAAGGTTGGGGTTGGCGTGGGTACACCTAGATGTGACAGCACCCATATGGTTTACTCTACCATGTAGTCTGCCGTTCTCCTCTAGCTTGAGCCATGCCTGTTTGCCTGTGGCTAGTTGGCCTATGCGTTTGTTTAGTAGTAGGTATTCCTGTAGCAGTCTAGCCTCTGGCATGTCAATGCTTTCCAGCACTGTCTCATCTACCTTAGGCTCACCACTGTCAGTGAATACTGTAGGCTCCCACCCTCGCTTGATCAGTCGGTCAGCAATCTGCTGCCGTGATGCAGGGTTGAATGGGATGGTCTTAGTCTTTGTCTTTAACTCAATGATGGTAGGCTCAAACGTGTCTACCAACTGTTGTTCGATGTCAGCCTTGCGTCCAGCTAGGCTAGCATACAGTTCTTGTGCAGCCTCAACATCAAAGTCAAAGCCTCTTTCCTCTTGTCCTATCAGCAGCGTGTGGATTACTTGTTCAAGATGTAACGCATCGCTGCTAAAATTTTTGCTGAGAATTTTCTCGTATAGTTTCTGCGTAACCTTTGTGTCTTGGATGCAGTACTCCAACATTTCGGTGGTGTATGCTGCAAAGCTTTCGCTATGATTATTGAAGTCACCTTTTAATTCTCCTAGCCTTACGCCCCAAGCCTTCAAGCTATGACTACCAATGATGTTAGCAGGGAACTTACCCTTGCTGTACATAGTGAAGTCTAGTTCTTTTAGGTGAGGCCAGATTGTCCTAGAGTATACCAACGTATCTACTACCTTACCCTTGAAGGTAAAGTCGTGTAGCTTCTTCATCACACGCAAGTCGTAGTCGATGATGTTGTGACCAATCAAGGTCTTTGCATTGTCCATAAACTCCAATGCTTCTTGCGTCTGTGTTGGGTCAAAGGTGTGTACCTCATCAGTGTGTACATCCCTGAAGACATGACACCAAACTTGTGTCACCTCTTTAAGTAGATGGTCTGCTTCTAAGTCCCATATGTATTCCATACTGTGTCTCCGCACTAGTTAAAATTCTACGTCTGGTTCTTCCTCATCATCAAAGAATACTTCAACCATACGTCCACTGTCCTTCATGTATTGAAGGCTGTTGCATAGGCCAGTCTCACCTGACCATCTGTTCTTCAACACCCTGACGTTGCTTATGTCTGGACGTTCCTTGTCTTGCTGGTTCCTTTCCAATCCAATCACGATGTCACTAAGCTGACCGATTGCAGCACTGCCACGTAGTTGTGACATGCTAGTCTGTGCGCCATCTTCATGTCCTCTGTCACCAGACGGACGCTTGAGGTGTGAGATAAGTATCATACCACAGTTAAGTTCCTCAACAAGAGAACGCATAGCTGTCATGGTGTTGTCAATGATACGTCTTTCATCTCCACCCTCTAGCCCACTAACAACGATACTGATATGATCAAGTACAATAAAATCGCACCCACAACCACGAACAAGGTAGCGTATCTTGGATAGCAGGTTGTCACTATCAGTACTGCCCCAATGATCATAGAGATATACTCTACCTGAACCAACTGTTGCATCAAAGGCATCACGTAACTCCTTGTCATTGATGTTTAGTTCACCTAGATGCAAAGGCTTGTTGAGTTCGATTGACATAAGACCTAAGGCAGTACGCTTGACGTTCTCCTCTAGTGCTATGTAACCCACTGTCTGACCTGACTGGATAAGACCATGTGCTAAC